GGAGTTTAGACAAGAGTACGAAGCTGACTTTAATACTTATGAGGGTCAAATTTGGAATTTCGATATTGAAACTTGTATCGCAGACCTAAAAAGTATGGATAGTAGCAAGATGGACATAATTGCGGGGATGGACGTAGGATATAGAGATCCAACTGCCTTTTGTGTAATTGGGTATGACTGGGATACTGAAAAATTTTATTTGTTTGATGAGTACCTGGATTCGGAGCGCACCACTGACAAGCACGCTAAAGAGATACAGAAGCTGATTAAAAAATGGGATATAGACTACATTTATATCGACTCTGCAGCGCAGCAAACCCGCTTCGACTTCGCACAAAATTTTGACATATCAACCATCAATGCAAAAAAATCTTTAGTCGATGGAATTGGTCATGTCGCTTCAATAGTAGATAATAATAATTTAATTGTGGATCAGAGATGTGAACATACTTTAAAATGCCTGGATCAGTATCAATGGGACTCAAACCCTAATTTGATCAGAGAGAAGCCCAAACATAACTTCGCGTCCCATATGGCAGATGCTATAAGATATGCCGTGTATTCTTTCGAAACTGTGCACACATCGTTTTAAAAGACATGGTCGAAAAAAGTATTTGACTTACAATCTCAACTTCGATATAATTTGGAGTAATAAATCAATGATCGAGCTAAAAAGAGATCTGGTAAAATATATTAGAGATAGAGCCAAATCTAAATATAAAAAAGGTGCTGAGTGCCATATTTGTGGTATTGAGACAAACTTAGACTTTCATCATTTTTATAGTTTAAGTCCTTTATTATATAGATGGGTTAAAAAGAACAAGAAGATTCCTGAAGAGGTGCTAGAGTTCAGAGATGAATTTATAGAAGAGCATTCGGCAGAGCTCTATGAACATACGGTTACTCTATGCCATGAGCATCACTTAAGGCTCCATTCTATTTACGGTAAAGACCCTTCCTTAGCAACTGCTAAGAAGCAGGAAAAGTGGGTAGAAATACAGAGAACTAAACATGGCTTGGTATGACAGAATATTAGGAATAGATCGCGAGGAGAAATTAAATCCTGCTCAAGAGTTCTATGATCATAAAATAGAAGCTAGTCGCGAGCCGATCACCAAATACGAACGAGCATACGAAGAATTAGAGATAGTAAATCGTGGCGTCAATATGATAGTTGACGATACGGCTGAGATCAGAACAAAAGTCGGTCTTGCGGTTAAAGGTAGGAGTGTTATCAAAAACATTAAAAGATCCAAAGTTGATCTTTTAGTAAATCAAGAGCCAAACCCGTTTCAAGACATAAATACATTTCGTAGAAATTTGGTTATAGACTTCATTTTAGATGGTAATATTTTTGTTTATTATGATGGTGTTCATTTATATCATCTTCCATCAGATAAGATGACGATTAATGCAAGTGAAACAACTTATATAGAAAGTTATACGTTCCAATCAGATATTCACTATAAGCCATCAGAAATTATTCATGTTAAAGAGAACTCGTTCTATTCTATATACCGAGGAGTTCCTAGATTAAGTCCTTCATTGCGTACAATGAACTTGATGACAAGCATGAGAAAGTTTCAAGACAACTTTTTCAAAAATGGGGCTGTACCAGGGCTTGTACTAAAAAGTCCTAATACTTTATCAGAAAAGATTAAGGAAAGGATGCTTCAGTCTTGGAGTACTCGATACCGACCTGACGCAGGCGGTCGAAGACCTTTAATCCTGGATGGAGGACTAGAAGTAGACTCTATTTCAAATGTAAACTTTAAAGAATTAGATTTTCAAAGTTCTATAACAGAAAATGAGAAAATCATTCTTAAATCTCTAGGAGTACCACCAATACTTCTAGATTCAGGAAACAATGCAAATATACGACCTAATATGAGGTTGTACTACTTAGAAACTATATTACCTATAGTAAGAAAGATAAATTTTGCATATGAAAGATTTTTCGGATTTAAACTAGAAGAAGATGTAACGAACATTCCAGCGTTACAGCCAGAATTGAGAGATCAATCTGCATATTATGCTTCTCTAGTAAATGGTGGAGTTATTACACCGAACGAGGCAAGAACGGCAATAGGCTTTGAGCCTATTGAAGGAAATGATGAGTTACGTATCCCAGCTAACATAGCGGGAAGCGCAGCGAATCCAGATGAAGGCGGTGCACCTGCACAAAATGAGGAAGAAGAAGTAGAACCCTCCTTACCGCCAATAGAGGTAGAATAATGTCAAGTATGCAAAAGAGAAAAATGTTACAAACTTTGTCTGATTATTATATTAAGAAGGGAAAGATATATGAATCCTCTCTAGAGTATAGTCGACAAACTGACATCCCTTATTCAATTAAAGAAATAAAGAAAGTAATGGGTGGCTGGAGTATGTTGTTTAAATACTTAGATACTGATTATCCAAATCTTAAAAAAGATATTGATAAGAAGGGTAAAGGAGACTTGTTTGGAGGTAAGCCAGTTTTTCCAAAATCTAGAATCCCTAAACCTCCTAAGCCCAGTTTGAGTAAGGTAACTCTTACCACTGGACGGAATGAAACGAATGAATAAAATTTTTAATTTAACTTCTAATTTCAAAGCGTCTGCTCAACAAGATGGCAGTGTAAAAATACGGGGTATGGCTAGTACAGCAGACTTCGATAGAGCCGGAGATAGTATTAAGGCAGATGCTTGGGATAAAGGGGGTTTAAACAATTTTAAAAAGAATCCTATTATTCTTTTTAATCATGACTATGATCGACCAATCGGTCGTGCTACGGGTGTCCAAGTAACAGATAAAGGTCTGGAACTAGAGGCAAAAATTAGTAAGTCAGCTCACGCAGGAGTGTGCGACTTAGTTAAAGATGGGGTTCTTGGAGCATTTTCTGTTGGTTTCCGAGTCAAGGACGCTGATTACATAGAGGAAACTGACGGACTCATGATAAAGGACGCTGAATTATTTGAGGTATCGGTAGTTTCCGTACCCTGCAATCAGGCAGCCACTTTTTCTTTAGCGAAATCGTTTGACTCGATGGAAGAGTATGATGATTTCAAAAAAACTTTCACAAATCGTGTAGATCTAGCCGGTCAGTCTCTGGCTAAGGAAGATGTGAGAACATCCAGCATAGCTAGTAATACACCGGTAAAGACGGAGAAATCCGTGCAAGAGGAGATCGTAATGTCGGAAGATAATACTCCCGAGATCGACTTGGAAGCTTTTGCAAAGCAAGTAGCAGAACAAACTGCTACTAAAATTGCAATGAAGCAATCCGAGCAAAAAGCTGTGGAGAAAGCTGAAGCCGAAAAGGTAGAAGCTGCCGCCGCAGAAAAGACCAAGCAAGAGGAAACTGTTAAAACTGCTATTAAAGTAGGAGTTGAAACTGGTGCCGAAAGATTGGTTGCAGATGTAGAGGCTAAGTTAGCCGCAAAGGATGCTGAAATTGAGGAAGTTCTCAAACAGTATAAAACGGATCTTGAAGAGAAGAAAGAAGAAATTTCTCGAATGCAAGATTCAAAGCGAGTTTTCGCAAATCGCGGTGACGGTGACATTTCTAAGTGGGGCAAAGAGTTTCTTTATGCTTCAGTTCTTGGAAAAGTTACGGGCAAAGGTTGGGATACTGACTATGCTCGAGATGTCATGCAAAAAGCAGGCGTTACTTATGACGCTTCAACTGGTATTGGCCTGGACGCAAGCGTATCTTCTACTTTCGAGAATGAAGTACGACTTGAGCAAAAAGTCGCTAATCTCTTTAGAGAAATGGCGGTTAATTCAGGTGCTACTGTTATGCCAATCATTCCAGATACTGAAGATGCAAATTGGAATGCTACTGGCCTAGAAACTACTGCTAATCTCTTGGAAGAGAAAGGTGCGAGCGATAACAACTTTCACGTTGGTCGCGTAACACTTAATGCCTATCGTTTGATCTCTGGTACATTCATTGCAAATGATACTGACGAGCAAATCGTCGTTAACGTTCTTCCTTGGATTCTATCAGCTCTTGCACGTGCACACGCTCGCGCAATTGATTCTTCTATCATGAATGGCACAGCTAATCAAGCTGGTCTTATTGGTGGAGCAGGTACTGATGGTGCAGGTTCTTTCTTTGCATTAGATTCAGCTGGTGTCACTGACATCGCTAATGACGGCTCAGGTGCACTAACTGGTGCAAACTTACTGGCCGCTCGTTCTGAAATGGGTAAATACGGAGTCAATCCTAATGACGTAGCATACGTTGTTAATGTTGAAGAGTATTTTAACCTGATTGCAGATGCAGCGTTCTCAGATATCTCAGAAGTTGGTAGTGAACTAGCCATGAAGGTAGTTGGTCAGGTAGGATCTATTTATGGATCTCCTGTAGTAGCAAGTGATCAATTCTCACGTGCTACCACTAAGACAGCTGCTTGCGCAGTCAACGTTCACAACTACTTAATGCCACGACTTAAGTCTGTAGGTATTGAAACTGACTACGAAGTAGCGGGTCAGCGTACCGCAGTTGTAGCTGCTCAATCCAGAGGATTTGAGGAGTTAGTTGCAGGCTCTGGTGCAGATCAGCCAGCCGTTCGAATTGAATACGCCTAGTATTTAGGTGTCTTTAATCTTATTAACTTGTGGGGAGAGTTTCGGCTCTCCCCCAGGTTTTTACTAATTGACTTATGGCTGACTTAATCACAAGGGACGATTACAAATCCTTAAAAAACCTTTCTCAGAGTGTAAAAGAGGATGGTAGGATTGATGCGCTTATCGATTCTGTGAGTCTATTAGTAAAATCCTATTGCGGTAATAGTATTGTAGATTATTATTCCGCTAACAAGACTGAAACCTTTAATATTAATTGGGACGCTCATATGGTCCAATTAACGGAAAGCCCTGTCAATGCGATTGTAAGTGTACAAGAAAGAGAAGGATACTCTAGTTCTTATACTACTCTTACGACAGGTGCTCAAGAATATTATTTAGATACTGATACAGACAGTATAATTCGTACTACATCTGGCAGTGCTTATACTAGCTGGCCGAGAGGTCCGGGTGCTGTTAAGATCGTTTATACTGCAGGATGGGCAACTTCTCCTAAAGATTTACAACTAGCGGTTGCGGATCTTATAACTTATTATTTAAAAGACGAATATAAAGATAGACGAAGTATGCAAGGTGCAACTGTATCAAATAAAACAACTTCGTCGCTATCTGACAATGTGGATTTTCCAGATCACATAAAGAGGGTCTTAGACCTTTATAAGAATTTCTAATGGCACGAGCAAGTGTAAAAGCACTACTAGAGAGCATTATCAAGTCGGTGGACAAGAAGTCTGCTGTATATAGAAAACTTATAGCAGATAAACAGGTACACTTTGTTACTATAAATGCGGACAAAATAATAGGTCACGTAAAAACAGAAATGTACCGTAGAGAAGGCATGGGTAAAGAAGGGGATCAAGCTACAACAACTACTGGAGAATCTGTATTTGAAGATAATTCTAAAGGCTCGGCAAAATCTGCAAAGTTAAAATTAGATTTTGTAATTAATAAAGAAGTTCCAGAAATGTGTGCCCGTTTTTATGACTTAGCTAAAGCAAAAACGGAAAAAAGCGGAGCATATCTTGTCTCAGACTTAACGCAAATAAAGGGCCGCACACATTTTACAGTGCTGGTTGCAGAGAAAAAGGGCGGAAATGTTTTTGAATATGTTAAGAGTTCAATAAAACAAGAAGTTCAAAAACCTATGATAGCGGCATTAAATAAGTGGGCAAAAGAGCATAGCAGAAGAGACGATACGAAAGAATATAGCAAAAAAACGAACAAAAAGTATGCAGGTAGGAAAGACAACCCCTCAAAAGGGGTAAGATATGAGGGCGATACAAAGATTACAATGGTCTCAAAAGAGATCTTGTCTCGTCCAGAAGATGCTATGTGGCCTTTGGAACATATGGAAGGTCACTCTGTTTCAGAGCAGAGACAGCAGTTAACAAAAAAACAACTAGAAGAATATGATCAGCAGGAGCTTTGGAAATTAGACGAAAAAACAAATGCTATAGTAAAGAAATTTTTAGACGATTTGAAAAATGCTATGACATGGACAGTTGATAGTTATGATAAAATTGGAAAGTTTGATTCTAGGTCCCACATAGAATGGGGATCCCAACGAGAGAATAATCCCAAAAATAAAAAGGAGGATATAGCTCTAACAGCACAACTAGAGGCTGCAATCTTAAGATTAGAAAAGGATGAATCTTTTGCGGGACGTGAAGGCTCAGACTCTATGATTACGAAAGTAATCAAAGCGTCTAAAAATGCATTAGTTAAAGAAATAAAGGGCAACAGAAAGATTAGAAGAGTAAATCTAAAACATGAAAAAATTAAATATAGTAAGGGTAAAGTAACTAAAAGAGTAAAAAAGCCAAAAATAACGATAGGTTCAATCGTAGCTATTAAGACTAACGATAAAACTAAGACAAGAGCATCTTTTAAGAAAAAAGGTAAAAGCGTAAGAAAACAGGCTACAGCGGCCGCAATGCCTTTAGAGTTAATAGGACTAATAAATAAAGAATTACCAGATACAGTAAGAGCTAATATGGGAAACCCTGCATTAACTAACCGAACAGGAACATTTGCAGAGTCTACTAGAGCTACCGATATGATGATGACTCCACAAGGATTCCCCTCTATTGGGTATACTTATCAGAGAGATCCTTACGGAACATTTGAACAAGATGCAGATTACGACCCAAGAACATTAATAGATAGATCAATGCGAGAAATAGCAGCACAATATGCAATTGGAAGATTCTATACTAGAAGAGTATAATAATGGCAACTAGAACATATACAACTCGTAGACAGGGAATCGTAAATGCTCTAGTAACTAAACTAAAGCAAATTGATGGTTCTGGGCAGTTCCATACAAATTTATCAGAAAATGTAGAGCCAAGATTAAAATTTTGGGATGAAGTTGATGAATTTCCTGCAATACATTTAAATGCAGGAAGAGAGACTAGAGAATACTTAACCGGCGGGATAAAGAATAGATTTTTAATTGTTACTTTACGCTGCTATGTAAATGAAGAAGATGCGGTAGATGCATTAGATGCCTTATTAGAAGATGTGGAAACAGTACTAGAAGATAATTCAAGTACAACATATATAGATAAATTAGGAGTAAGCAATTCTATCCAACAAATCACAATATTCAGTATTGAAACTGATGAAGGTGTACTAGAACCACTAGGAGTAGGAGAAGTTACTGTAGAGGTTCGATACTAGAAAATCTTGACAAGAACAAAAGTTCTAGTTTCAGGTTTTTCAAGAGTTAGAAGGAGATATCAATGAGTACTCAACAATTATATTTTAGCCGCGACTCGCAAATGTTTTTAGAGGTAGGATCCGAAGTTTGGAAGATTCCTGTCCTTGATGGCTTTAGCTTTTCGCAGGCTTCTAATACGACCGAAGTAAGCTTAGCCGAAATGGAAGCAACTGATGGAACAAGTCGTAGAGGACGAAGAGCTTTTAATGACTCTCTTGCCCCTGTAGACTTTTCTTTCAGCACTTACATTCGTCCATTTAAAGCATCTGGGAGCCATGCAGGTAGTGCAGATTCGGCAGCAGAAGTGCATGCAGTAGAAGAAGCATTATGGGCCTTGTTTGGAGGACCCGCTGCTTATTCTAGTAATGCGTTCACTGATCAAGTAGAGCCAGGTACAACAGTTTCTAATGTTTCATTTGATCAATCAAATACAGCAACATTAGGCCCAACAGCAGGTGCCAATTTGTATTTTGAATTAGGTGATGCTAATAAAATTGCTTATAAACTAGCAAAAATTGCAATAAACGAAGCCTCTATTGATTTTGATATTGATGGAGTTGCACAAATTAACTGGTCTGGATTCGCAGAAAGTGTCGAAGATATTTCTAAAACTGTAATAGTAAGTGGTACCCATAGTGCTGTAACTACACTTACAGTAGACAGTGGTGGTTTTGCAGCTACAGATGATGAGCGTAGAATTCATGGCACAGGTATGACAGCAGATATTAAACTAAATTCAATTGATACTGTTAGTACAGTAGCTACGATGTCTGCGGCTCAATCGATTGAAGATAATGTAGTATTAACTTTATTAGGACCTGCTGCAACTATTTATGAAGGTATTGATCAAACTAATAACTTTATTCGTAATCGATTAACAAAAGTGTTTGTTGTACCTCAAAATGACCCTGCAAATGCCTTGGAAGCTTTATATACCCTTACTTTAACAGGAGGTAATATAACTCTAAGTAATAATATTTCTTATTTAACACCAGAGGAGTTAGGAACTGTAAATATACCAATTGGTCACGTAACAGGTGGTCGTAATTTTGGGGGCAGTATGACTTGTTATTTAACAGAGACAACTGATGATGTTACTTCTAGTAGAGACTTTTTTGATGATCTTACTGGAAGCGCACAAAGAGCACAAGTAAATAATGATTTCAGGTTAACTTTCTTGATTGGTGGTGGTACTGCTGTTACAGATGCGGGTCTTGCAGATCCTGGATTACATGTTGATTTTCCTCACTGTCACGTAGCTATCCCTACTCACTCTATTGAAGATGTGATTACTTTGGAAACAACGTTTATGGCCCTACCAAGTACTATTGGTGGAGCAGACGAAGTAGCCATGAAGTATAAAGGTCCGATAAAACCAGTATAAAAATAGTTCTTGACATTTTTGTCAAAGTGAAATATAATGTATTAATAATCGAGCAGGGGGTAAAACCCCTGCCATTTTTTAACCTAAATAGGAAGTACTCATGGCAGAACCAGCAACCACGAAACCGATAGCTGATCCGGTTTCATTAGCGAGTCTCATGACTCCAAGTAAAACAGTACAAATAGATTTTCCTGGACATGATGGATTCGAAGTATCTATATGTTATTTAGCACGGGAAGAGTTACTAAAACTTAGGAAGAGATGTTTATCCACAAAGTTTAATCGAAAGACTCATCAGCCAGAAGAGTCCTTAGATGAAGAAAAATTTTTAGTAGAGTATACTAAAGCAGTAATTAAAAGTTGGACTGGTTTGAAGTTTTCATACTTAGAAGAGTTTCTTTTGGTGGATGTTTCAGATTACGAACCCAGCGATATGTTACCCTACACTCATGATAATGCAATGTTACTTATGAAAAATTCTAACGAGTTTGATACATGGGTAACAGATGTAGTAGGTGACCTTGAAAATTTTACTGGCAGCAAGTAGAGCAACTTCAGGGTCTATTTGTTCGATATATAAATCAACGTAATGCTACTATTGATATAGAAAAGTATTACAGGATTTGTGAACAGTTAGGGGAAGAACCTGATCCAGAAAAGATGCCGCTATCTCAATCGGAGTTTCCGCTTGAGGTTCAAGTGGCATTTTTTGTGTTTGACCTTTTATCAGATGTCTGGGAAGGAA